AATAACATTTGCTGCTAATTCTTTTTCTAATTCAGAAACTGAAATTCTGATTTCTCTAACTCTTGCTTCTCTTTCTTCAAATTGTAACAATTTAATTTCTGGAGCAAATTCATTTAGACCAGTGATATATCTTACCACACCATTGTTTTCTAAACAAGCTAATTGCTCAGTATGAGTTACCCCATCATAAAGACTCATTCCATAATCTTCTAACCCCATGTTAGTAGCTTTTTTGTCAAAGTAAGGTCTAACGGCAATTGCAGTTTTTTTAATGCTGCCTACTTCTACTTCAACTTTTGTAAAATTTGTTGTTTCCATTTTTTTGTTGGTTGTTTGTTGGTTTTAAAATTTAAAAAAAAGGAGGAGTTACCCCCTCCCCTATATATAGAGACTGGTTAGAAAGATCCACCAGTGATTGGGTTTCTCATAACAATTTTCAATACTTTAGTTGGATCTTTAACCCAAATAGCTGGCATTGTTTGAGACATCATAACACGGTATCCATTGAATTGACCAGAAGAAAGTTGTCTTCTAACCCATTCTACTTGAGCTTTATTAAACGCCTCTACAACTTGCCAGCACTCTATGTTATCGTAATCTTGGCTGTCCAATTTATTTAAACGCTGCTTTACTTTTATTACTAATACACTATTCTGCATTTGTTATTTATTTTAACAGTTCCACTTTCTTAAAGCAAGAGTTTTTCTTGTTGGTTCTCCATTTGGTTTTTTAGCAGGACCTGGCATCCCTGACATTCTTGCACAAAAACTTTTACGTCTCTTAGCATCTTTGCTATCAGGATTAAGTTTAGAAGGTTTAGTTGTAACAGCCATCTTAAGTTTACTACCAGGATTAGCAGCTCTATAAGAAGCTACTCCTTTAGCATTTAAACCACCTGTTTGATTTTTACCTTCCTTGCGTGTCCAAGCTGCAGTAGTTCCTCCAGTCTTCATTTTATGTGCACTATTTTTCATAATAGTACCATCAGGCATTTTATGAGAACCTTTAGGTATTTTATCATTTTGCTTATGCCAATCCTTTTCAGCTTTAACACCTTGCTTAACAGTTTTAGCATTTGCTGTTCTAGTTAAGCTAATAGTATCATATGAACCTTTATTTTTATTTGTATGATTCACCATGATATCACCAACTTTACCTTCACCTCTTTTAGTAGTCTTTTTATATACTACATGCTTTTCAGTACCTGTAGTAAGTTTAACTTTAGTTGCCATAACTATACATTTTTAACTCTTCTACCCATACCTACTTTAGACTTTTCAGCTTTCTTTGCAGCTAGTTTAGAAGGAGTAAGTTCATACTTAGTTTTAGGTGTATCCTTAGATACTTTCTTAGTTGGCCGGCAGTATTCATTTTTACCACCAGCCCCACAAGCTTTTCCTGATTTTGTATCTTGCCACTTTTCTGCTTGCCATCTTTTAAGTTTAGTACCAGCTTCTGTTTTTCTAACAGTACCTGAACCTTTCCTACATTTAGCAATAGCTTGAGAAGCTCTTGCTGATGGAAACACAGCATAAGAAGATTTTACTTTACTATAACAAGCATCTTTTGGCATAACAATTATTTTACTTTTTTAAGTCTAGGATTAGCAGATTTAGCTTTAGCACTAGCTTTTCTAGTTGATGAAGCTAGTATAGCTCCAGCAGCTTGTTTACTTACACCTTGTTTAGCAGCAATCTTAGATTGTACAGATTTGAAACCTGGATGTGTAGTACCTCCAGCTTTCATTGTCTTATTGTTCATTTTTGCACCAGCGATTCTATCTGCTTTAGATTTACCAGGATTATTATCTATACCAGCTATAATAGATAGAATACCAAATGGACTAGTTCCACCAGATTTCATCATAGGTTTTCTTTCAGGAGCACATGCACCTGCAGCTGTTCTTACTTTAGTATTTTTGCAAGATGTTTTAACTGCTCTATTAGTAGTTGCCATGACTATTTCTTTTTAGATTTAACTACTCCACCTTTCTTTTTAAAAAGAGGAGTATTAGTAACATTAGAGTTATTACCTGAAATTTTAGAACTTGTAGACATTTTTGTAGGTCTAGAACCTATTATTCTACCTTTATTATCAAGTACTCTATTGGTATTTACATTTTTACCAATAGTTTCTTTTTTCGTACCATATAATTCAGTAGCAAGAGTTGACACACCGTCTTTTGCTTTAGGTAAAGATTTCATTACCATTGCATTTCTAGCATCATTAGCTTTTCTAAAAGTAGTAATTGGATGTTCTTTTTTAGTACCACCTTTTTTCATGGTAGCAATACCAGAATTATTTGGACCAGTTGGGCCAGTTTGAGCAATACCATAAATACCCATCTTTTGATTAGTATCACCTTTGGTTTCTTTTGCAAAACCTGCACCTGGTTTACTAATATTAACATTATTAGTACCACCGAGTTTCATTTTTTTAGTACCACCGCATTTTGCGCATCCTAACTTTTTCATGATTATTTCTTTTTAGATTTATATTTAACTACACCACCTTTTTTCATCATCATTTTTTTCTCTGTAGCAGAAATCTTTTCTTTTAGTCTTTCTGATCTATCTTCATTACCCCTTGAAGCAGCTCTTCCTGCTCTTCTTTCTCTACTCTCATTTAACATACCTCTAATCTTATTTCCAATTGTAGCTCTCGGTTGCATACCTGTTACTGTTGGAGAAGTTGTACTAGATGTACTAGTTGAACTTGTAGTAGCTGTTGTACTTGCAGGAGTAGTGGTAGTAGTAGTTTTAGCTGGTGTAACTGTTTTAGCTTCTTCTAATGATTTACTAGCAATTGTTGAAGTAGACTTAGGAGCTAATGTACCAACTGGTTCAGCTTTTTTAACTGCAGGAGTTGTAGTTTTTGGTGTAGTAACTTTTGGAGTTACAACAGGTTTTTTAACTTCAACTTTAGTATCAGATTTTTTATTATCTTCTTTCTTTACTGTTGGAGCTTCATACTTTTTCTTTTCTGGATTAAATCCATACCATTTATCTGATGGAGATCTTCCCCATTTATCTTTTCCAGCAACTTTACTTTTATCAGCATTATTATTATCATTAGCTTTTTTATCTTTTTTAGCTTTTTCTTCTTTAGCTTTTACTCTTTTAAACATTGCTTTTGAACGTTCATTGACATCATTATAAACCATTGAACCAAGTTGTACTAATGCTGCGGCACCTGCTGCTTTACCTGCAACACCTTTTAATTTTCCAGCTGCACCCTTTAATTTACTAATTCCACTTCCTACATTAGATTTTGGTGCTACTGATGTTGAACCTGAAACTGGTTTTGGTGCTGATTTAAAACTTGTACCTTTACCAGTCTTGATTTGTTTACTTCCTGTTCTAACTGGTTTACTTCCTGTACGTACTGGTTTTGCTCCTGATCTTACTGGTCTACTAGTTCTATTTGCAGTTTTAGAAGATAAAGGTTCTGTTTTTGTAACGGTAGTTGCTTTTGGAGCTGGTGCTTTAGTAGAAGATGTAGATCCTGAGCGTACTGGTTTAGCACTTGACCTAACAGGTTTTTGCATAGATTTTACAGGTTTACTAGTTCTGTTAGATGAAGATGGGTTTATTCCACCAGGATTAATTCCACCAGAATTAACTCCAGGTCTAGTTTGATTAATACCATTTGGGTTAATACCTTTTGGATTAATTTTTGCTGCAGGAGATACTTTATTTATACCCTTTGGATTTGGTCCTTTTGGTTTAAGGTTTGAAATACCTTTAGGATTAATTTTACTAGCCATGATCTTTCAGATTAACATTTTTTACCTTTACTACCACCCATTTTCATTTTAGGTGAAGCTTGTGGTTTGTTAACTTTACCTGGTGTTTTTCCACCTGCATTTTTTAATGCATATACTGGAGCGTTGGTTCCACCTACTCTCCCTGTTGCAACTTTTTGTGCGTTTACTTTTGCGTTAGCCATGATATATAGTTTTAAAAAAGTATACCAGCATTACTGGTATACTCTAGAGTTATTTACATATTCCACAGTTTTTCAACCTGTGCGTTTAAGTCTTTTAAAACATCCTCATTTAAAGGACTTTTCAAAAACTCAATTACATCTGATACATTTCTACCAAGTAAGCTATTAGACTTAGCATGATAAATATAACCATCTGCCTTATTTATAATATACTTAAAAAATATGGAATCTTTAACAATTGCTTTGATTTTTAATGACTCCATGTCTAAAGCAGCAGCTTCTAAGAAACCTTTTGCAGCTCTTTCTTTATTACCTTCTGTACCTTCACCATTAATATGTCTATCCATGTTGTCATAGATAACATCATTAGGTGTATGTTTTTTATACTGTACACTAGCTGTATCAACAGACTTAGCAATATAGAATAACTTAGTACTATTTTTATCAAATAGTTTTTGTAATTCAGCAAGTGCTTTATTTTTAAGTTTTTTGTATTCAGTTTTAATACCACTTGTTTCAGTTACTTTATCCAAGTAAAATTTTGGCGGTACTGCTTTTGATCTTGCATCATCATAACTTCTTGATATAAGTGAGAATCCACCAGCTTCAACAGCATATAGTTTTATTCTATCATATGGATTTGCAGGATCTAGAAATACTGGATCATTACCACATGACATTGTAATCTTATTCCAGAATTCTTTGTTATCTGGTTTAAGCAATTTTACCTCATTCCAGAATGTTGGACTCTCTACATCCAATACATTAGCTGCTAGTTCTTTCTCTAGTTCAGCAACGGCAATTCTGATTTCTCTTGATTTTGCAGCTTTTTCTTCTGCTGGTAATAATCTAATCTCAGGAGCAAATTCATTCAATCCTGTTACATATCTTACTACTCCATTTTGCTCTAAACAAGCAAGTTGCTCATAATGTTTTACACCATCAAATAATGATTGGCCATAATGTTCTAATCCCATGTTTGACATTGAATTGTCAAAGTAAGGTTTGATTGAGATCTTGTTACTCTTGTTTGTGTTAAATACTTCTACGTGTGTAAATTCCATTTTGTGTTGGTTTTAAAATGTTTATAATTGTAAATATATAAAAAAAGGAGGAGAACTAACCCCTCCTTTTTTTATTTTCTAGTTTGACATATTAGAATGATCCACCTGTGATTGGGTTTCTCATAACAATTTTCAATACTTTAGTTGGATCTTTAACCCAAATAGCTGGCATTGTTTGAGACATCATTACACGGTAACCGTTGAATTGTCCAGAAGATTGGAATCCTTGAGATCTACCCATGTAATCCATTGTTCCATTTTGGTACCACCATTTCAATTGATTATCCCAAGATAATTTCAACATGTAGATGTTGTCATTAGTGTTATCTGTGATATCAAAGATAATGAATGAGTAAGAAGATAATGGGAAACCATCAATGATAGGGTTCTCAATATCATTAGTGTGAACATTGTCAAATGCAGGGTTCAATACAAATTTAACATTAGCCAAGAATGGTATAACGTAAGAAGTGTAAGAGAAACCAAAATTTAAGTCCATACCTTTACCAGTGATAGCACCAATATCAGCAGCTTGAATCAATAAACCTGAAGAAATAGCTTCTTGTTTAATTGCTTCATTAACCATTCTCATACCACCCATACCTGTTTGAACAACAAGTTGACGTTTAGGATCTGGTCCTTGGAACTCAACTTTACCATTGAAGAAGTTATATAACTCTCCTCTGAATAAATCTAAGTTAAAGTTGTTTTTGTTGTAGATACGTTTGAAAGAGTTATCTAACTGTTTCCACAAACCTACTGATAATCTTACATCATCTGGTCCGTCTTGACGTACTCTACCCCCGTGACCCCACATAAGGTAAGTCTCAATATCAGAAGCAATCTTAGTTAAGTGAGCAGCCTCCATGTTAGTTAAGAAAGTTCTTGATAAATCACCATTATCAAATGCTTTTTTAACTGAGTCTTTACCCATTACTTTAACCATATCATCCAAAGATGAAATAGATGGATCTAATCCTTTTAAGTGAGATCTCCAGATTTCAGTTACAGGAACTGTACCATCTGCATTCATACCACCTTTGATCATTAAATCTGCTCTAGAAGAGATAGAGTAATGAACGTGAGCTTCAGCACCACCAACAAAGTTATAGTATTCACGGAATCCTGTGTTAGTTTGGATGTCTGAGAATCTCTCACCATACTCACCTCTAGCAGAACCTTTACGGAATACTTTAGTACCATTAGCTAAATAAGCATTATCAATGTACTTGTAGTTATCATTGTTAACTAACTGTACTGTATAGATGAATCCGTCACCAATTGGTAAGATATCATCAGCAGTAATGTACATCTCAACTCCATTGTATTTGTCATAAGTGATGATATCACCATGTCCAAATTCTCTTTTGTTAAGTTTGATTTTGAAAGTTGTACCTTCAATACCTTTAGCTGAGTTGTTAGGCTCAATATCTTCTACTATGTAAGGAAGATCTTGTGAAACAGGAGTTTGCCATTTGTACTCACCACGTGCGTTATCTACATTGATAACGTTTTTTCCACCAAAAGAAGACAACTGATATAAAGGCATTTCAACTTTTTGAGCCATAGCCCATAAGTCTACTGGACCTAAATCCATTGGTTCTGCATCTTTTAGCATGTTTTGTAAATGGTAAGAATCAACATGTGAACTAGCATTGTATGCTGTATCACGTAGGAAAATACCATTATTTAATACTGGAGTTGCCATTTGTTTTTATTTATTTATTTATATTATTTATTTTAAAATCTTTTAAACATACCACTACCAGATGATCTTGATATTGTGCTGTTATTTGTAGTTGTTTTTCTTGTAGTTTGTTTTTCATCAGGTGCTGTAGAAGATGAAATCTTTTTAGCCTCCTCAGTTTTTAACATTCTGACTGTTTTTTCTGTTGCCACCTTAGTGCCTTGGTCTTTAATCTTAGCTCTGTATCCTTCTGGATCTGCTAATAACCATAGTGCTTCAGCAATAAGATCATGTCTTGGTTCTACAAACTGATACTTCTCTAATAGGTGACCTAACATATTTGTAGGTTTACCTGATATTGAAGGATAGTTTGGTTGAACTAATCCACTGTACAACATGTTTTGTGTTTTCTTGTCAAGTTTTACTCCATCAAGTTCTCCAGTTGAAAGTACATTATATACATTATCAGTATATACTTTAGCTGCTTGAACTTGTTGTTCTTTTTTAGTTTCCTGTTCAGCAAGTTTTCTAGATACTATCTCTTCTTGCATTCTGTCTAACTTAGGTTTAAACTGTCTAGCTTTTTGCCCTAACTTATCTACATCTGCCCAGTCTTCAATCTCTGACTCTATTTCCTCTGGTGTACCAAAGTTAGTAGCGTATAAGTATTGTCTTGCAATTTCTGCTTGGTGATTCTCATCATCTGCATCTAATTCAAATACTTCTTCTACTTGAGCAAGAGTTCTAAATAAACCTTTAAGATCTGTTCCACCATCTGCTACATACTTAGCTGCAGTTTTCAATTCATCTGGTAAAGCATTGAAGAACTCTTTTGGCACATCTTCTTTAATCTTTCTCTCTTTCTCTTGAAAGTTAGCTTCAAACAACTCTCTAAAATCTTTAGTAGTATACTCCTCTAGATCTTTGTCATCATCAAATCCAAAAAGTGTACCTTCTTCAATCATCTTAGAAGCTAACTCAAATAAACCTGACTTATCTACTTTAGGTCTACCTTTATTACCTGCTTCTTCTTCCTGAGCAATAAGTCCATCCAATTCATCAATTGTTTCTTGAACCTCTTCCTTAGTAATAATTTGCTCTGCAGTATCTGGTTTACTTGTTACACCAGTTTTACTATCAAGAAAATCATAATCAGGTTTTTCATTTTTAGAAAAAAGAGATTTTTTCTCTTCTTCCTCTTCTGGTAGCATCACGTTATCCGCTCCAGGCATTCCAAATAATTCATCCAAGTTTACATCTACCTGTGAAATGGAAGTGTTATCTTGTGTTGTTTGCTCATCAGTATTCATATGTTGGTCTTTATGTTACTATAAATAATATAACTATTTTTTTTACAAATAAACTTCTTAAATTTAAAATATGCAGATTTTATTTTTTCATTTTCAGCATTATATAGCTAAGTGTTATTTCTTTTTATTATCAGTTTTACTTTTTACATCAAATGAGTTCTTGTTTTCTCTTGCAATTTGTAATTGTTTATCTGCAATAGATTGTTGAACTTGTAGTTTTTCTCTTTCAAGTTGTGCTTTTTGAGAATCATTTGCTTGTCTATTAGACTCTTTTTGTCTTTCTAAACTCATCTGACTTGTAAACTGATCAGACTTTTGTATATCTCTCATGCTATCAGTAAAGTCAGACATTTGATTTTGATTAATATCTTGAGTAGCACCAAATCCTGCAGCTCTAATTTCTGCAACAAGTATATCTCTTTGTCTATCTTTTTCTGCTTGAAGATCTGTGTGATCAGCTTTAAGTTTTTCTGCTTGAGCATTAGCTTGTAATTGCTGTTCTTGCATTTGTTGTTGATGTTGCATCTCTTGATCTTTCTGTGATTTGATTTTTTGCTCAGAATCTTTAAGTACTGTATTTAATTCAGCAATACTTTCTGATTGTACTAATTTACCTAAGTCATAGATAGATGCCCCAGTAGTATTGTTGTTTAAAGCCATACCTTTTAACTGTTCAAGTACTGCTCTATAGTTTGCTTTAGTTGTAGCAAATATATTTAAGTCTCTCATAAGCAAATCTGTACCATTAATCTGGAAGTTTACTTTTTCATCTGCTGCAGTAACATAAGTTAATCTTGAAGATGGTTTTGTTGAGTGATAGAATTGAGCTAAGTCAGTTCTCATCTGATGAACTCTAGGCATTAAATAATCTGAGTGTTGCATGAAGTACATTTCAGTCTGTGCATATGATGCACCTACAGCTTGTTCTACACCTGTTGCAGTTTGTTGAGATAGTTGTTGACCCATTCTTTGTGGATTAATACCTATAACTTCATATGCTTGTTGTTTCATATATGTAGCTAATTGTATCCTTGACATTAACCTACTAGTTTGTTCTAGATCTAGTTTCTGGAAATGTTGGAAGTTTAAAGCATTCTCTGTATTAGTAATACTGGTATCTAAAGGAAGCATCTGAAAATTCTTCATAGCTACATATGCTTTAGCTAAATTGTTCTTACCCCAATCTTCTCCCATTGAGTGTCTTGGTAATGCATTCTGATCTAGTAGTATCACTGTACCTAGTTCGTCAACAAGGATATCCGCTATCTGATTGTTTACAATATTGTATCCTATCTGGAATGGTTTCATTAAATCAATTAATGCTGTAGACTTAGTATTTCTGTCTGAGAATACTGCACCCTCTACAGGTAGTTTACATCCATAGATAGAGTTATCACCTTTAAATTGAAATCTTAAGGGCCCTATGTTTTGTTTATCAATACCAATATATAGCGGTGTAAATCCACCAGGATTATTCATACCCCAGAATGATGGAATATTTGGTCCAACTTTAATACCACCCCATACTTCATTAATCCAGATCCAATCTATGTGCTCCCCGTATACTAGATTATCTTTAGTTTTGTTTTTAAAGAGTCTTGTATCATATATAGGATTATCAGTTACTTTATAGTCTTCTGTAATAATCTCTGTTATTACTTCACCTGAGTCAGTAACTTTAGTTAAGTGACCAACTTTTCTTTGAGATTTCCAGTATGCTGTTGTACAACGTAAAAGATATGCAGTACCTTGATCATAATAATCTTCACCTTCTCTAAGAATATAGTTAACTATATCTCCTCCATTGAAAATACTATTTGCTGCTGCAGTAGAATATTGACGCATACCAAGTGAAGGCATATTAGTATTCCAGTCATGAGACTTAGTAGCATCATAAAATGACCCGTCATTTTGTACACCACCAATATTATATCCCGCAGATCTAATAGGATAGATAGCTTCAAGTGATGCCATCTGATCCTCATTCATCATATAACCATACTTATCAATAACATCCGCTACTGTAAGCATGTCTGTTTTACCAACCCAGTTAGATTGTGATATATATCTTGCATCAGGAGATTTGTGATAGAATGTAAGTACAGGATTCCATAACTCAACATCATAGTCATCTTCCATCATACGCATGTGCCAGAACTCTCTATCTGTAATAAGCATATCTCTGAAGCCTCTTTCTTCTAACTCATCCATTCTAAATCTTTCAACATCTACTTCATGTTGGTGAGTAGCCCACTGTTCTACCATAGATCTATAATCTTTTTTAAAGAATTGTTCAATCTCTGGTAATGATTTAAGTTTTTCTGGTGCTAATTGTTGTTGTGCTTCTTCTGATTCAGGATCTAATCCTTGTTCAACCATTGCAGCAATAATCTTCATACTTGCATCAGACATAAGTACATCTTCTACCATTTGTCTTTTTTGTTCCATCATCTCATTATAGGAACCTTCATCAACTGCACGGTATGATAACTTACTTGCTCTTTTAGCAAACTCAGCTACAAGAACATTAATAACATTTGGGATAATAGGATAAAACTTTAACTCAAGTGCAGATGCATCTTCTTTAGTAAGTGTCTCAATAATATCTCTGTAGTCATTGTCTTCTTCTACAATGTAATCAGATTTATCAATTACACCTTTTGCTAATTTGTAGTTCTTCATTAACCTACGGGCATTTCTTTTAATCTGTTTAAGACCATTCCACTCTAACCAGTCAAGATTCCAAGCAGCCCACTTATCATCTTTTTCCTTTTTAGGTATGAACTGTAATGGTTGAGTAATACTACCTAACCTGTTGTGTTCTGTTTTGGCTCCTTTTTTAAGCTGTAAAGCATTATATACTTGCATGTTATATTAATTTAAATATTGTTTTATTTTTAGAAACCCCATTGAGATATCTACTTAATGTATTTGCTCTAATTCCATAGAGTCTTGATACCTCAGCTATTGATTCATAAATTTTATTAGTTTCAGTATTAATTACTTTTTTTTGAACAACTGAATAATCCCTATTTATATTCATAACAGATAAATCATAAATCTTTTTATTTTTTAATTGTTCAATATCTTGTTTACTAAAAGTACTCCCAAATTTTAAATAATGATTCTTTATTGATTTACCTACAATACATGCTCTTCTTACTCTTGACGCAGTTGTATTTAAAAATAAAGATACTTCTATTAATGTATTAAACTTATATATAATATAAGTTTTTAAATCCATAATTACAACTTTTCTACTGTTCCTGTTTACAAACCTTTGTCCTTTTCTACACTGTGGCTTTGTTTTATATCTTTTTTTAGCAGCAATTGATATTTTTAATTTTGCTTCATCTGTGTGTTGTAAATTTAAAATACCTTCACCTCCATCTGTCATATTACATAGGATACCAGTACTGTTATCAATTCTTCCATATTGTTTAATGTATTGTTTTTCTTTTTCACATGCTTCTTCCCAAGATAAAGCATCATGTAAAATATTAATATTAAATGTATTGTTACACTTTTTTACAATATTTTTCCAATATGTATTTCTATTGTATTTACTATAAGCTCTATTATTTTTTTTACCAATACCAATATAAAAAATAGCATTTGTATCTGGTCTTATATGTTCATATACACAAGCCATTATTTTAAGTTTTTAAAAGGTGATCTGTTTAGTTTCTGATTAACACCTAACCCGCTTCTTCCCATGTGACGGAATGGTGAATGTTGCATCTTATACAAATTTTTTGACTTATCCAATTTTAAACTTGCATCATCCATAACAACTCTCTTAGCATAACCTATATTTGCTTGCTGTATCTTCAAGAAAGATACTAATGCAGCAAAAGCTACAAGTCTATCCACGTTGAGCCCGTCTTGATAAGCTTGCATCTCTTTGAGTAACATAATATCTGGAATCCTTTCTACCCCATAATGTATCTTAACAGTAGTACCATCATCTTTCTGTATATGATCTATCTCTTCAGATAAGAAATCTTGAGTATAACTGATCATATGATTCTTAAATAGTACACCAGTATTTCTCCATCCATACTCTTGAAATACATTAGCATTAGCTCCTACATCTTTTAAGAATACTATTTGGTTTCTTGGTACTAGATATCTTTGTTTCTTTCTAGCAAGCATATGATTTATAAACTGTGAGATATTGTTCTCTACAATTGTAAAGGCATTATACCATTCAATAATAAGTTCTAGTCTCTCATGTGTTTTATTGATATCATCAAATCTTCCGCACCATGCTGCTACAATTTTATCTCTTTCTATAAATGTCTCAGGTTCACCATTAGTAATCTTAGTCACTTCAACCGGTGCTTTCATTACATATATGGAACATAGTGATTCTGAGGTAGTTGTCTTACCCTCTGCAACCGGGTCAATTGATGCATAGTACATTCCATATGTAGGATCTGGTACTGGTCTTTCCCATACTACTAGTGTACCAGTTTTATCTTCTGTTTTTTTAGATATAGGAAACTCAGATATAGGTAATTTACTTGTAGATTTTACTTTAACTTTACCTGTCTCATCTCTAGATATATCTAAGTGCTCTGATGAATATTCTTTTTCTTCTATTCTTCTTATCTGTGCATTAACTAAGTGAGGAGGAAACTTGGCTGCTTTTCTAAATGCAAATGCCTCTTCTATATTTCTTGGATGCTGAGATACTTCAAGCTGATAATCTTTAGCTTCCTTGTTTCTCTTTATCTCTTCAAAGTATTCATCTAATGCTACTAATGCTTCTTCAACAAGTGAATTACCATAGTCATCAATATAAGGTGGCATTGACCATTGCTCAGGTATAAATAAACCTGACTGACCAAGTGTACCATCCTTATCTATAAGATTAGTGTCTACTGGATAGATATCATTACTGGTAGGATCAAGTATCATTTTCTTTAATGGACCACATTGATCCAAATCCCCAACTGATCCTGCTGCTATAAATAAACCAGTAGTTATCATACCTGATTTAAGTGCTGGTTTGATATATCCAAATGTAGTATCCATCTTAGGAGCAATTCCTGCCTCTTCATGAAAGAAGAACTTAACCGGACCCCCAACACCATTTGTTGGATCTTTCTCAAATGACATACCTTGCATAGTACCTTTAAGTCCTACTTCAGCTTTTCTATCTCCTTTTCTTATCTCAATCTTTTGTTGCCACATCATTACCTTGTCTGGAGACATAGGTCTATACCATGCCGTGTGCTCATTTAAGAATGCTGCGTACTCAGATAAGAACTTCCATGTACCTTTCTCATTAATATAATCTTTCAGAGAGGCGCCCATCTTTAGAGTAACCCCTGCTTCAAACCATAACTGATTAATAAGTTTACCTGCGTGAAAGTATGATGATGCTATCTGACGTTTTTTAAGAATAGCTACGTGCATGTAGTTTATCTCTGCAAGTATTTCATATAACGCCATGTGATATTGAGCATCTCTTATTTTTGCAAATCCAAACTTTTGCTCCTCCTTATCAAAGATAGGTAAGAAGTTTAACCACATGTAATAATCCCTAGTAAGATACCAAGACTTATCTTTTGATCTTACTATTACACCTAATCTGCATTTAGCTTTCTGGTCATCCCAGTATTTAATAAAATCCTTAGATTTAAATGGAGCTACACAATATACCTTGTCCCTGTTGAATCTTGTAGACTCAGAATTAAATATGGTATTAGTATTATCATCAAATTCATACTCACCAGGTTCTTTAAATATTGACTTTATATAATCACCAAAATCTTTTCTACTATCAAATGTAGTAGTAGTCCATGTACCATTATCCCAGGTTGGTATATTTGTATATATGTTTTCCATAATTAACTATCATAAGATAAACCAATTCCACCTCTTACTTTACTAGATTGCTCATCCTGTAAGTCTTTATATACACCCTTGAAAGATAATCTTATCTGGTCAAAGTTTTTAGCTGCTGCTACTAATGAGTTTATATTTCCATCTCTACCTGCAGTAATTGGTGTAGTCTCCATGTATCTAGCTAATCTATCTAACATAGATGCCATACCTTTATATGCTCTAGATGTTGCAGTACTATACATATCATCACAAAACATTCTTGCTCTTCTGATTGCTTCATCCTCTGTTGAAAAATCTGCTTCTATCTCTTGTAGTACAATCTCTTCTTTATCTATTTCTGGAGTATGAAAAAATGGATTAGAATCTGGACTAGGACAAGTCATATAAAATAAATACTGATATATCTTAAGATAATTATCAGGATATTTATCCATTATATTTTTAAGAGTACCTAGAGTATAACAATGTTCTGTTGGTATAACCACTCCATTGTCAATGTCAAATAGTTTAGTGTACATTTTTTACTGCTTTAGATTTTATAAATATATCAAGAAATTCTTCATAAGGTGTATCTATGCAATAAGTAGTGCCCATATCTGTATATAATACTGTATACTCTTCTGGTTCACTATCATTGTTTACTGATTGTCTTATACTAACTATATAATCTAGATCAATACACGTAGGTACAAATACTAAGTGCTCTGATCCTGTTATCTCATTCAATCTTGTATTTTCCAATACACCATTACAAACATGTACCATCTTATAAATTTTTTAAAATTGCTATTACTTCTTCTTTTAAATATGGCATCTCCATTGGTATTACTTGTTTGATAACTGGATCACCTCCGTCATCATACTTGGTAATAGGATAACCATTCTCATCTTCACCTTCTAATTCAAATGTTACATGATGTATAAACATCTTTCCTGGTTTTAGTTTAGGATTGTGCTTTAACATAATATACATGTAAATACTTAATTGTAATGCATAGTGATTAAAGTTACAGTCATCTAAATGAGATACTGGATGTTGTAGTTTATCACTAATACCATCCCAGTTTTTATAAGATTCTGTATCTATCTTCTTATTAGTCTTGTAGTCTATAATGTTTATCTTGTCATTTACTACTTCTACCAAATCTGATTGACCACATATCCCTACTGATTTCAAAAATACCATATGTTCAGGATATACTCCTGGATCTAGTTTTTGAGATGGTGCATGTTTTAAATTATTAATCTCAGGTACTGGAGGTACAATAGGAATAATAACACCATCAACTTCTAATGAAGATAGACTGCACAGATCAGACTCTCTCTGATTATGGTAGTATGTACCAAGTGTTGTAGCTCTTAATGCTTCATTATCCCAAATTTGTATTACAGCTTTAGGATCTAATCCAAACCATTTAGACTTAGAATTTTTAGTAACCTTTTTAGCTACTGCCTCTTTATCAAAATGCTTTTTCATTTTTGATATAAGACTTGTTACACTAGTCCATTGAATTTGTTCTTCACCTTCAATGCTAGTATAACTATGATCATCTGCTTTAAATACTATACTCATGCTGTCTCAAGATTATCAATTATTTCTTTAGCTAATATTACAGATGCTTCATCATTTGACTCTAGCATCTTTTTTAAATTCTCACACTCTTCTGAATCTAGTTTATTCTCAAGTTGAATAATACGTATACTCTGCTTATACATTTTTAACTCAAGTCTATCTATATATGAAGGTGGAGTACTATTACCACCACCCATTGCAAATTTAGTTGATGTAGTAGTAATTGTACTACCTAAATCCATACCATTACTACCAATATGATTATCAGTAATTGAATTTATAACCCATTCTCCCATAATTATAATGTATTAAGTTTATCTTCATCTTCTTCTGAGATAACTGCATGCCATCTTAAGTCTGGACACTCAGATGATAATGATCTTGTTTTAAATGATAATGAACATCCACATAAATTACAACATGGTTGTGTACCTTTCATAACACAGGTTGTACCTTCATCATCTTTTCTTGGACATACATTACATACCTCACGTCTTTCTGCTGCTACCTTTTCTACAAAGGCATCTCTTATGATAGAGTTTTTTAAACCCTCCATGATTTGCTTTCTATTCTCCCAAATCTTTCCCAGCTTTCCCATCTTGTTTGCTTTTTAAAAATTTTTCCTTTAATTGTTTTTCCTGATCTAAGATACCCTTAATATAATTTAAACGGTCAAGTTTAGTCTCAATTCTTTTTTTATTAAAATAACTTGTAAATGTATCAGTGTTTAATTTTTTAAATCTACATGTATATTTATTAATTAAACCTTCTACTGTTTTTGGCTTTACAGTCATTACACCTAAACCATCTAAGTTTATCTTTGAGTATTTTAACTCTGTAAGATTCTTTCTAACTTCTTTATAGTAAAAGGTCATAAAGTTATCTACAAGAGTTTCTGATATATTCATATCCTCAGCAACTTGCTTATACAGATCTTTAGGTTTTCTTGGTATCATCTTCCTAAAAATTTATAGTCTAATAATACATCTCCCTCTGTTTGTATCATTAATGCAGGGTTGAGTTTAATGATCTTTTTATCATCATTCTCTTTTATCACAAGCATATTCTTAATTGCTTTGTTGATAGAATTTCTTACTGTTTGTGGTGACTTAAAAATTAACTGTTCATCTGATGATGCATCATAACAAAAGTGTGTTAATTCCATTGGACCAGTGATACTTAATAAGGTTAAACAGTTTAAGTCAGATTCACTCACTACTATACGTTTTGTATAGCAATGAGTTAAAATCTGAAACTTAACTATCTCCCATTTTGGCATCACAATACGTTTCTGTACTTGATTTACTAATGCCATATCTAATTATTTTTGTCCTTGCTCAGGAATGTTTGGGGAATTGTCAATGTCATGATCAGAACCTGTTGGTTGCTCTTGTTGGTTTTGCTCCATCATAGCATACTGATACTGGATTGATGTTCTTTTGAATCTTGCTTCATCAATTTCACACAATGTTTTTTCATACTCTGCTTGTGCTCTTAAATAAGGTAATGATTCTGTGTAGAATTTAAGCATCTGTTCTTTTTTTTCAGCTAATTCTTCTGCTGTTAACTCTACTTCTTGCTCTTGTTGGTTTACATTTTCCATTTTATATAAATTTATGTTTACACAAATATACAAAATAAGTTTAAACTTTAATTATTTAAACAAAAAAACTCAGACCTATAAAGCCTGAGTTAAATCTATATTATGGAAAGTGTTATCTATTTTTAATAGTAAAGTTTAAAACTGTCAACATGTAGAAGGTTCTACTAACGTCTATCTCAATTGTGAATAAATCTAGAGCTCCAAGTCTTAATCTTACACAGACTTTGTCCCATTGTTTATTCTTTATCTTCCATGCATTTCTTACTTTCATACTATATCTTTTGATTCAATTAATGTATAGGTAAAATGATTACCATGTATCTTAGCTGCTTTTTTGCAGATCTTCATGAATGCATCAAAGTCTTTAACTCTTTTGAACACTTGACATCCTTCTGACCAGTTTTCTACCCATGTAGAATCTTGTCCAGCTTTGTGTATATTAATACCAAACATTCCTGTATCAGTATTATCTTCATCATATACTAGATCTTTATTAGTATCTCTGAATACTTTTACAGCACCAAGTCTTTGACATAGTGCTTGATATTTACCTTGATGTAAATCAATTGAATAAACTCCTCTATATTGTCCTGGAACTAATCTAGCTACACCATTAACATTATGATACTGTTGTACTCCTTTCTTACCTGGTTCTGTAGTATTTTTCCACTCATTGAATTGCCATACACCATTCTCATCTCTGTAAGATATGGTAATAGTATCATCAAATAAGTTAGTAACTACTTTACCTGTTGAGGAGTTACGGATACCTACAATGTTTACATCATATCCTTTATCTGCTGTATCTTCAAACCACTTGTATCCTTTGGCCAATACTGCATTTCTAACTTGACTTAAAATCATATTATTGTTTATTAGTGATTATGTCTTCAACATAATGATCTCTCTGTTGTATTAAGTATGACTCTCTTATTGTCATTCTCTCAATCTGATCATTAATTAACTCATTTATTATTAAATCTTTTTTTGCTAGTTCAGCTTCATCTTTAATTAACTGAGTGTCATATATTTTATTCTGGTAATATAATCCACCTAGCATTAATACTATTGTAAAGGATTGCTCTTTTAATTTTGATAAGAAGAGATCAAGTACACTAGTTATTTTTGATTCACTCATATAACTATTTCATAAAAGAAATTAGTTTTACACCACTCATAAAGATCTTGAGGTGAAAACTTGTATGCTTTTTCTACGCCATATACCCAAGCTACATATTCAGAACAATACATTTTCTTTTCTGTATCACCAGTTTCTAACCATTCACCAAGTATTAACTTAATTGGTTGTCTTACAAGTAAACCTTCAAAGTCATATGCTGTATGTCCTACCCTTGTAAGGGCTCTTTGTGCAAATGTTTTCTCATTAACTAAGTCAGATGATCTATGTACTGTAACTTTATAGTCATACATCTCTAACCAGTCATTCCACGGTCTTACATTTACACCATCTTTTTGTGCATCTACCACATAAGGTTGTCCCCATATTTCTACAAATAGAGCTGAGTGACTAAATTCAGATTTTGTTGCTTTTTTAATTAATCTACTAATTAACTTTTTTCCACTACAATGTAGTATGTCTCCTGTTTTTAATGCTGTAGCATTCATTTAGCGTTTTGTTTTATTTGAAAGGACACAAGTTCACCCACAGTATCAGATAGTTTTCCTATCTGTGATGCCATGTTTTTGATCTCTTGTTGTGTTACCTCTTGTATTAACTGATACTTTAATCTGTGTTCTTGTTCAACTAATTCTAACTTACCTTTAAGTTTGCCCTGTTCTTCAGTATGCTTGTGAAAGTCATCTTTTAAATCATCTACACTTGATTTAATATCATTGTATGTGTTTTTTAAAAAATAACCAATTATTGCTATTACTAAACTAATAACAAATAATGAAACTGTAAGTATTGAATCCATGTTTTAAATTTTAATAAATATATATACATATAATATACGCAAATATTTTTATTCTAAGAATTAAATTCTTAGTTAAATCACTTTTCTACTGTTAATTGTGAAAGAGCAGCAGTTACTGTTCCTAATGCAATTAAATATCCTGCTCCTGTTACTATAGCAACGGGTAACGTTATTGGTGCTGCAACTAAAGCTGCTCCAATTGAACCAGCAATAATACCAATTCTTTGTACCTTTTTCCAAAAGGTTGGTGTCTTACCACTCCATCTTGTTTTTAATTCTGTTGCTGTTGTTTTTATCTTTTTCATAATTCAAATTGGTTTCTTATTTCTACTGGTACATTATCCATTTGTTCAAATTCAGCAAATAGTAATGGTGTCATTTCAGCAATAAAAGCTGGTGTTTCAGCAATTGCAACAACCTCATTTTCAAAAGTTCTATATGTTGCTATATAGTTTTCTATTAATGAACTTGAAGGTCTTAAGCATACATTTGCTTCTAAGTCATCTTCTATAATCATTGATGATACTAGTATAAATTTTTCCATATCTTATAATTGTGAGAATACTCCTAATTTCATTAAATCAAATTGTCCTGTATTAGTTACAGAAGTTACAGCCATACATCTACTAGCAAATAAATTTAATCCTTGTGATGTTGCTGGTAAGTCAGTTGATATTGTACCTGTTGCAACTGCACCTGTTTCATTGTTAGTTACTCTATATACTACACTTGTAGACATTGGTTTATTAACTAATACTATACTATATACAGTTGTCATTATAGCACCTGCATCTCTATTAGCAGGAAAAGCTGCACCAAGATCTACTTTTGTTGCTGTACCTGTAGCATCATTGGTGAATACTTGTAAGTTAGTATCACCAATTTCACTACCGACACCAATTATGTTAGTCAATGTACTTACTAATGTACCAGATACAGTACCGTAAGCTAAGTCAGTTGTTTGACCAGCTAAACCATAAAATTGTTGACAACCTGCAGAATATGCTGTATCTGAAACATTAAAGTCACAAACAAATCTAAACCCACCGTGTAAAAACCATAGTAAAGCTGATCCTCTTATTCCTGTATATCTTCCGCCTGCTACAATTGATGCATAATATCTAAGTCTTATTTGCTTTGATACAAAATTAGTAGATGCAACAGATTGAGCTAATGTAGAAGCAGAAGCTGAAGCAACTAATCCACCATCTGCTTGTACAGTTGTAGAGTTATTATTATAAGTAAAACCCCTATATATTTCTGAAGGTTTCTGATACAGTGTATCTAAAACATCTTCACTCCAATATGACCCGGCCATCTTTTATATATTAATCAATTATTATTTCAATATCATTTACTGTAATTCCAAAAGTTGCAGCCATTTGTATTCTGAAACCTAAATAGTAAAGATAAGTTGTTGAATCCGTATAAGATAAACCTGTTGGTACTTCACTTTTTACTATTTCATATAAGGCGTTTGTTTCTTCAGCACTAACTGGGTACATATTGTTAGCAATTGTTTGACCGCTTTCTGATGCATATTCAAACATATACTGAGAATCAAATCCAAATCTTAATTGTTGACTACAAGCTTGTAGATTTCCTGTTACTAATCCTGTTTCTTGACCTGCTATTCCGTTGTTATACGTTACTGGTACTAATGTTTTAATTTTCATATTGTTTTTTTTATAAAGTTACTAATTATTATGCTAAAATTGATTCTGTGCTGTCTATTCTACAGCTCCATTTAATTGTTGTTGTTAATTTACCTCCTGATTTAATGTCTAAACCACCATTTGTAGTGTCCGCTGTTAATGTTGGTAAAACTGTGCAAACTATATCATCCCAAACTAAATTCATGTTATTTACTTTAATTACCGTACTAGCTGCTGTTGTTCCTCTAACAATTACACAATCAAAGTCATAACTTGTAACATTTGTAGTTGCTGACTGTTTTCCAATAATTGAACCCTTTACTCTTATTGCTTCATTATCTTGTAAAGGTAAAGCAATTGCTGTTCCATTATAAACAAGTAAACTAATTGCTGTATTTGTTGATGTTTGGGTGCCTACAACTCCTGTTGATACTTGACTATTACCTTGCAAATATGGTCCTATATCTTGTAAAGTACCTAGTGATATTCTTGAAGCAATACCTTTTGTTGATCCATAAACACCAAAACAAGCTGAATATTTTCCACTTGCGGAATTAGTGTCATTTGTTACAAATGAATTTATACCACTTGCACCGTTACTAACGCCGCCAGCAACAAAAGCTCCGTTGCCTGAAGCAACTCCATTTTTAGCAAAAGAGCCAGTTCCAGTTGCTGTACCATTAAATGAAGTAGCATTGCCTGCTGTTGATGCAGATAAAAAACCAAAACCACCGCCTGCTGTACCTCCACCATTGTTTCCAAACTCAAATACATAATCACCAGTAGCATATCCATTTCTACCAAAAACGAAATTATATTGCCCTAACGCTGAGTTACCACTACCACCAGAAACTACTGAATATGTACTTGAAGCAACGTTATTAATACCACTTAATATTGCTGAATCAGTACCACTTGCAACCTGAGAAGCTCCAGTCCTACTTCTTTGAAAATCTACAGCTCTTGCACCTCTTTTATTCCCACCTGTAGCTGTTCCGTCTGAAATTTGACTTATTAAAGCTCCAGCACCCTTTGGTATAATTGCAAAGTCACCATTAGTAGTACCTGTAACCGCAGTTAAACTATCTACAGGTACAGTAGCATTAGGTGCTGTTGTGTTTTGTGCTTCGGTAAAGTACGTTAAACCGCCTGCACTATAAGATACAGTTTGCCAACTTGTAGTATATTGATAAGTAATACCTGTTGCTGTATCTGTATATCTATCTCCAGCAACCGCTGAATGTGACGGAACACCTGTTCCTGTTGTTTGATTTATACCTTGAAGATATTGATTACTATTTACTCCCATTGTTATATAATTTTATTATGCGTAAATAACTTCACAAGTGTCAATTACACAAGTCCATTGAACGTTAGTCGATGCAAGACCTATAACTGTAACTGTTAAACACCCTAATGTTGTGTTTGCAGTTAAAGTTGGATTTCCAAAAGAACCTGTATTTACAACAAGTGAAACCGTTGGTGTGCCTGCTATAACTGTTGATGCGGCGGTTGTTCCTCTTACTATTACACAATCTATATCCCAAACTCCCACGTTAGTTGAAGCACTTTGTTTACCTGTTATAGAACCTTTAACTCTGAATACGTTGTTATCTTTTAGCGTTAATTGATTATTTGTTGCTTCACCCGACCCATTAGGTGTTTGAATAATTAAAGGCGTTGGAGTTGCATTTGTTGTTCTTCTATTTAAAACTATTTTTGAGCTTTGAGTATCACCCTTAACCCACCCTTGATTACCATATACAAAACGACTATAACCATTATCTAAACAATTAATACCTAAAACAACTGATCCGTAAGGGGCTGTAAGAGTGTTACTATCGCCTAAAGCTACGTGAATCTGTCCTGTACATGAATTATATCCACCTAACGCAACTGAATGGTATCCACCCGTAATTACATTATAATAACCAATAGCGGTGTTGTGATTTAAGCTACTAACGGTTGAGCACCCTTCACCCAGCATTACATCTGTACCTCTAGCAATGTTATCTCTACCACCAGTAACAGAAAATGAACCGATAGAACTATTGCCAAAACCGCCAATAACTGTGCTATATTGACCCGTAGCATTATTGTAATACCCTCCCGCCACGGTACTATTAATTGCTGTGGCTTTATTTCCTTGACCGCCAACAACAACTGCATAGTTTCCACTTGCTACGTGGTCGGGTTGGTCAATATATGTTTGAAAATCTACGGCATTTGCGCCACGTTTATTTCCTCCAGTTGCTGTACCGTCTGGAACACGTCCTAATAAAGCTCCTGTTCCTTTAGGAATAATTGCTAAATCCGCATCAGTAGTACCAGCTATAGCTGTTAATGAATCTACGTTAACTGTAGCATTTGGTGAAGCTGTACTTTGTGCTTCTGTAAAATATGTTAAACCACCAGCTGCTCCAAATAATTCAATTATAGCTCCTGTTGAGTCTTTATAATGAACTAATTTATCTGTTAAATCAAAGAAATATGTACTATTTGATACAGAAGCCCAATCAGCACTTGATGCTGTAGTTACTGTGTATTTAGTACCTACTACGGGATTACCCGAAACTGTTACTACCGCCATAATTTTTTATATTTATTTTGATTCAATCATATTTACACAAGCTACCAATTGTGCCTGTTCCTCAACTGTAAAGTCTTCCCACACTAAGACTTTCACGTTATTACCGTTTAAATCTTGAGTGATGATTCTCATGTTTTCAGTCATTTTCAACTGTGCAATTATCTGTCCTATTTCTACTGTTTCCATATTTTTATTTATTAATTAGTTTATTGTAAAATTACATTTCCTTGTGCATCTGCTGTATTTGTTTGACCGTTTGTTACATTTGCATTTTTAAAGTTTGTTGAGCCTTTTATTGAATTATTCGCTAAATACATAGTAATTGCCCCAGCACTTGTAAAAGCTGTTGCCCCCGAATTAGCTAATTGAATAATTGAATTATTAACAGAGCAAGTTGAATAATAGAATCCATGACCTCCAGCGTTATTATAGTTGCAAATAACATTGCAATTATTGATACTTCCACTACCCAATAATGAAAAAACAGCTGAAGCATTTGCGGTTATTGTACAATTATTAAATATTCCACTTGCCATGTAAAAATTTATTGGGTTAATTAATGATAATATTGTGCAATTATTAAATGTTCCAATTCCTATATCTCCAGCTGAAGTTTTTACATAACAATTATTAAGTGTAAATACTCCAGCAGAACCTGTTAATACTCTTGAAGTAACTGATATTAATGTAGAGTTGTTTACCTCAATTGCAATAGTAGTAGCAATTGCACTCCCACCATTAGCATATATATAACAGTTATTAATTGTATAACATAATCCAACAGGAGAAACACCAGCAGTATTTGATTTAATGATAGAATTTGATAAAGTTCCAGTTGTTATGGCTGAACCCCCAATTGAGTCTACATAAATATTATCTATTACCGCATTTGGGGAAATTGTACTTGATGTAAATATAGGAGTATAACCATTACACGTAAATCCATAGATTCTAGTCACGAGCCGACCATATACACCATAAGATGAAGCGTTATTACTATTAAATGTTGCATTACCGCCAATTATTGAGCCAGTAGCATTAATATATAAACCAGAAACACTTGCTGTAGCTTGATTAACTACTATGTTATTTATTTCACAAATAGTAGGTGAAGAAGTAGCAATAAATCCGTCAACTATTGAGAATGAAATTGTATGTCCGTTACCGTTAATATTAACACCATTTTTTAACGTGTAACCTACTGCATTTTCAGTAATATCCGCAAATAATTCAATACATTGACCGCTTGTCGCAGATGCAACCGCTAAAGCCCATGTTGCATAATAAGTATAAACACCACTTGCATTTGCTATTCCCCATATACCACCTGTACTGGTTGCGTAATTAGGTACATTCAATGTACTACCAACTAATGTTGCGGCTCCTGATGTTCCTGTAGTAGTAAGAGTAATTGCATTTTGTTTTGCATTAAATACTGACCAGTCAGAAGAAGATAAATATCCATCTACTGTTGCTGATGATTGTGCCATACTAATAGCTGGTGTTGTTCCTCCAGATGATTGTATTGGTGCAGTAGCCGTAACAGATCCTACACCTCCTGGAATAGTAATTGTAACATCACCATCTACTGTAGCTGCAGTAACACCAGCACCTACAAAATCAATACTAGTTGCGTCTGTAGTTACACTTACACCTTCATCTAGAATTGCTAATTTTTTCTTTATATTAATTTCTGTACTCATTAGTATATAGTATTATGTATTATAAGTAATAAGTAATTCAGTACCTGTTCCGTCATATGTAAATGTAGAAGCAGCATAATAATTATTAATACCATCAGATCCAAAACTTACTGATTCTCCTGGTTTAATAGGAGCACCTAAAAAAGTTCCATTAGCTGATCCTACATTTGCTATAGAAAAGCTATATGTTATTGGAGCAACTGTACCTGCTACAAATGTTCTAATATAATTAGGTGTTCTACTAACAGCTGATGTATTACTTACTATTTGAGATAAATAACTATTAGGATTAATATACGTTATTGGTGCAACTGGTGTACCTGGAGTATTTGTTCCTGCAAGATAATAAACTGGTGGATCAAAAGTTCCCGTACCAGCATTATAAAGTCTTATCTCTAACCAAGTTACATCATTAGCATCAAGTACAAGAGCTGCTTCATAATCAGCTCCCGCCTGTATTGCTGCAAGTATTTGGTTAAGTAATGAATCTACATTACTTGTATTTGTGTTAATATCAGTAAGGTTATCACATGCACACTCTTGACCAAATAGCATTTTTAATTGCCATGGCATGTTTGTTCCTTTACCACCGTATGTTTTTAAATTTCCTACAGACATAATAATTGATTTATATATAATAATATACAGAAAACTTTCTATATATACAAATATAAAAAGAAAAGCCACATCTCTGTGGCTCTTAATTTAGTTTTCTTGAACTAGTTGTGGTTCTGCAAATAGAACTCCTAATGCTTGTGTGATCATAGCTGCATCTTGTAAACTAAATGCTCCTTTAAGGAATGCTTGATTTAAAGCTTGTTCAACTACTTGTTTTGCATCTTCTGTTTTCATATTGCTTGCAATTCAGTTACTTGTTTTTTAGTAAGTCCACCTACAAACCATTCTTTACCCATCATAATTCTGATGTGCTCTTCATTACGTCTTTGTGTATCTACTTCCTCTATAGTTAAAGACTCTTTAGCTTTTAACTCATTTAATAATGCTACACTATCATATGCTGCTGATACTGATTTTGCTACTTGCTCTGCTGTTAATTCTAATTCCATGATATTTGTTTTTTGTAAAGTTAATATATTTATTTTTTATTATGCTATTTGTAATGGTATTTTATAATCAACACCATTGATTTTTACTGTCCAAGATACTGTAGGTGTTAGTGCTTCAGTAGCAATTGTACCTGCATTAGTTCCAGAAGATCCTACTACAAATTGATTATTAGCTGTTGCTTGAGCTTGTTTTCCTAATATTATACAATTATTATAATTTTGATTATCAATATCAGATCCTATCATAATATTAAACTGACCTGTTGTATTACTGTTTCCAGCAGATGCACCGATTGCAATATTATACTGACCTGTTGTATTTGCATATAATGAATTTTCACCGATAGCTATATTTTTTTGTCCAGTTGTGTTGTAAAATAATGTTGAAATTCCTAAGCATGAATTACTATTACCACTGATATTAAAATACAAAGAATTATTTCCAACTGAAGCATTACCAATTCCATTTATATTATTGTATGATGAATTAACACCAATTGCTGTATTTTCAGAACCTGTTGTATTAGAATGTAATGCAGTTCTTCCAATTCCAGTATTGTAGACTTGATTTGTCCCTGTATAACCTGCTCTCCATCCAAAAAAAGCATTTGCTGACCCACTAACATTATTTGCAAAAGCATCTTCACCAACAAACGTGTTTCCTAAAGCATCAGTTGGAGGAACTGGAGCTGGTACCAAATCTAAGAAATCAGTTACTGATATTGCACCAGGTAAATATCCATCACCTCTTCTTGCATCTTTTAATCCTAATGGTATAAGTGTTCTTGAGGTATCAACTGTATTTACTACATGATTACCTTTGATCCATGATATAAAATTTAAAATATCCATTTTTATTTATTTTTAAGTTAATTATTATGCTAATAAAATTTTTCTTGCTACACCATTTATTACTACATTCCATACATTTGAAGAAGTGTTAACTTCTGATGTTACTGAACCTGCATTTGTTCCTGCTGATCCTACTGAAAATTGATTAGCTGCTGTAGCAGCTGCTCCAAAACCTAATATTACTGAACCACTAAAGTTACCTGAAAGTGTAGCAACACCAATCATAGTATTATTATTACCAGATACATTTGTTGTTCCAGCTGTATTTCCTATAGCAATGTTATTAGTTCCTGTAATATTATTTGTTAATGCTCCACTACCTATTGCTGTATTTTGTTGTCCTATTGTGTTATTATTTAATGCTCCTGCACCTATAGCTGTATTGCCAATTCCTGTAGTTGTTGAATACATAGCAGACTTTCCAAGAGCAGTATTATCATTCCCTATTGTATTAAATAACAATGCCTGTACACCAACACTAGTATTATTATTACCAGTAGTATTAAATGCTGCTGCAGCTTCTCCAATAGCAACGTTATTACTACCTGTAATATTACCACTTAATGAACCCTGACCTAATGCTGAATTACCTAATCCTGTTGTATTTGAGTCTAATGAGAAATTACCAATTGCTATATTTGTATTACCTGTTGTATTTCTATACAATGCTTGATGACCTACAGCTATATTATTATTACCTGTAGTATTATTTCGTAATGATAAATTACCAATTGAAATATTTTCATATCCTGTAGTTGTTGCTCCAAGTGATAAAATCCCTAAACCAATATTAAAAAAACCAGTTGTATTATTGTACAATGCTGATGTACCTATTGCTACATTTTCACTACCCGTAGTATTATAATATAATGAATAAGCACCAAGTGCAGTATTATAACTTCCTGTAGTTGTACTTAATCCTGAACTAAAACCTATTGTAGTATTTTCTGTTCCAGATGTATTAAAGAAAGATGATTGATAACCGACTGCTGTATTTAATGCAGCTGTATTATTTTTTAATGATTCATGACCTATTGCAGTATTAGCACTATTAGTTGTATTATAAAACAAAGAATTAACTCCTACTGCTATATTTCCTAGACCAGTTGTATTATTATTTAATGAAGTTGTTCCTATACTAATATTATTAATACCCGTTGTATTATTTACTAATGAATTAGTACCAAATGCAATATTTTGCCTACCCGCATTATTATTTCTAAGTGCATTTATACCTACTGCAAGATTATCAAAACCAGTTGTATTATCGTACAAAGAATAAGCACCAATTCCAATATTTTGTGATGCTGCATTATTACTATTTGCTAATGAAGATTCACCAATAGCAACATTAAAAGTTCCAGTTATATTATTTTTTAATGCCTCAAAACCTACTGCAATATTAGTGGCACCTGTAGTATTATTTCTTAATGCTGATACACCAACTGCAGTATTACTATATCCTGTTGTATTACTATTAAGGGCATATTGACCATATGAAGTATTAGTTGCAATATTACCTTTACCGTTATTCCAAATAGTAAGATCTGTACCATCATATTCTAACCAATAAGGTAAGGATCCTCCAGCATAGTTAGGAATATTTAAAGTTGATCCAATTAACGTAGCTGCACCAGATGATCCTACAGTAGTTAATGTAATATCATCCTGTTTAGCGTTTAATAAAGATATTAAATCACCTTGAGTATTAATGTTACCAATAATAGATCCCCATGTAGGAGTAGTTGGAGGTAATAAACTAGCAACACTACTAACTAAATCAGTTGTAGTTATTAATGCTGGTTGGTAATTACCATAGAAGTTTGCATCTCTTACACCTACCGTGAACAAGTCTGTTGCTTCTAATAGTGTTCTAACCTTTCTTTTATTAATAAGGTTAGTATAGTTTGTTATATTATTTAACATAGCTTTTTATATATTAAAATACCACAGATATAGTATATCTGTGGTATTTATTTATTAATTAATTGTATATAATTCATAATATACATACAACTCACCATCCCAGTTATTAGCATCAGCTATTGCAGGATTAGCATTATAAAGCTGAAATCCTAATCCAGTTGAAACTCCTGAAGCAATTAAATGTGGAATAGCATTATCACCAAAAACTTGGCTGTAATATACAGAATACTGTACATATATATTATCTCTATTAGCTAAAGTAAGATCTAAATCTAAATTATCAATTAAGAAAAATACTGAACTACCATAA